CCCGGTGGCAAAGTGATCGAGCATGTAGAGGAGGAATGAAATGAAATGTCCATGCTGCTATTCGGAGATTGACGACGTGCCGGTAGAAGCTCTGCGGGAGATAATGCTCACACCACAGCAAGAACTGGTATTCAGCCTGCTGCTGAGACGCTACCCGCAACAGGTTCACCGGGAGGCGATTATCGAGACACTGTTCGGGCACCGCATGGACGGAGGCCCACTGACAGCCCAGACGCTTGCATCGGTTATTCTGTCACAGTTGCGTGACCGCCTGAAAGATTACGGGTGGACGATCACGAGCAGTAACAACCGCGGCCCGGGAAACCACGGAGTATACTACTTGAGAAAGCAAGGATCGTAAATGTCCAGTCTGGAAATTGACTATACGCCGCATGCGACCGGTGCAAAATTCATGATGTCCGACAAGCGCATGCGGACCCTCATGGGATGTGTGGGGAGTGGTAAGAGCGTGACGTGTTGCTTTGAGGTAGTGCGCCGGGCGTCCCAGCAGGAGCCGGACTCGCGCGGGATACGCAGATCCCGGGCCGCGGTTGTCCGCGAAACAGCAAGACAGTTGCAGGACACGACGATAAAAACATTCCTTGACTGGTTCCCTCCCGGCGAGTGCGGCAGGTACATGCGCACTACCAAGACTTATTTTTTCAGTGTCGGAGATGTCGAGTGTGAGATCATGTTCCGCGCGCTGGACGATGCAGACGATGTGGCAAACTTGAACTCACTGGAGCTGACATTCGCATGGTTCAACGAGTGCCGTGACATACACCCGGATATTGTGGACGCTATGTCCAAGAGGGTCGGGCGGTTCCCGTCCAAGAAAGATGGCGGACCAACATGGTTCGGGATGTGGGGGGATACCAACCCGCCAACGATGGACACATGGTGGTATTACCAGATGGAACACATTAACCCCGAGGATGGGGTGTCGTACAACGACAACGGATGGGATTGTTTCAAGCAGCCCAGTGGCCGCAGTGCGCTGGCAGAGAATATCGAGAACTTGCCGGAGGGATACTATGACATTCAGGGTAGGTCCGAGGAGTATATCCGGGTTTACATCGACGGTGAGTATGGCCTCAGCTCGGCGGGTCAGCCGGTGTACAAGTATTTTAGACCGGACTACCATATGGCCAGCACCATGCTCCAACCCATCGGAGGTGGAGTTCGCCCACTGATAATCGGGTTGGACTTGGGGCTTACCCCGGCGGCGGTGATGGGACAATTGGATGCCAGAGGTCGGGCTATCATACTGGACGAGGCGGTTAGCTTTGATATGGGCGTGCAGAGGTTCATGAGGACGATGGTGAAACCACTCATTATGGAGCGGTTTGCAGGTCTCCCTATACTTGTTGTGGTTGACCCTGCCGGACGGCAGCGCGCGCAGACGGACGAGCGCAGTGCCATAGACATCATCAAGAACGAGGGGTTCACCGTGATCCCGGCCAGTACGAACAACATCACTCCGCGGATAAATGCTGTGGATGATTATTTGATGAGGCAGGTCGATGGGGATGCAGCGTTCTTGATGGACCCGAGATGTATAATGCTTAAGGCAGCAATGATGGGTGGGTACAGGTTTAAGAAGGATGGGGCGATTGACAAGGCATCCAAGCATTCGCATGTGGCGGAAGCATTGCAGTATCTGATGCTGCACATTGCGGGCGGCGGTCAGGCATCACTGGTGGCTACAAGAAGACCCATTGTCCAGGCACCAGCTCAGGGCTGGACATGAAAACAATTTAGTGTAGAGTCTGCCGGGTAAGCCAAATTCAAGGACCATAGAAAGGACTCTATCATGGCATGGCGTGAAGAAGCAGTATTCGGAGAAGTCACAGCAACATCGGTAACAGCAACATCGGTAACAGCAACATCGGTAACAGCAACATCGGTAACATCTACAGCTATCCAGGGCGCGCAACTAGGGATCAGTTTCTCTGTTGGTACGGAAGCCGCAAACGCGATCACTACAGCAATTACCGTTACAGGTGCAGTAAGTGCCGCAAGTATGGGTGCAGCAGTTGCACTTCCGTTCTACATATCCAGTGATGCAGCAGGGCAAGTGCTCGAAGCTGGCACGGACTTAGCATTAACTGCGGGAACAGACGGACTTGTCATTCTGTCCGGCGGTGACTCGAAAGTATATGGTACGCTCGTCACAGAGACAACCGGCGAGATGGATCTTATCATCACAGACACTGGCATTGATACATACTACATCAATGTGATTATGCCTGACGGTAGAGTCGGGACTTCGGCGGGAATAACATTTGCATAATAGTGCTTGTGAGATGTAAAAAGACCTGATAAGACAGTATAGGACACATACAGTCATCCTCCCGACTGCCATGGTCATTCTCCTTATGTTGAAGTTGAGACCCCCGGCCCCCTTAAGGCCGGGGGTTTTGTTTTTCAAGTCAAGCTTGACAAAAGCAGTAATTTGCAGCACACCTCCCAACAACTGACATGCGCAAGTCCAAGATAGCTTTAAAGGATACATCCATGGCTGAAGGGTCGCTACTACGGGTGATTTCAAACGAAGAGTTGGTCCGTAAGGAACGTGAAGTGGCGGACAATGCACTGGCAGAGCGCCAGAGCAGCGAGTTGCTGACAGGTATCACAGCACATATCCGGACTTGTTGGGACGCTGCCAAGATCGCGCGCATGCCCATCACCACAATAATGCTTAAAGCGTTGCGGCAACGCAATGGCGAGTATGAAGCAGACAAGCTGGCAAAGATCAACGAGCAAGGCGGGTCTTCGGTTTACATGATGATAACCGAGGTGAAGTGCCGCGCAGCTGAAAGCTGGCTGCGGGACATACTACTCGACACCGGCACCCCTCCATGGGATATACAGCCCACCCCCATACCCTCACTGAACCCGGATGCGGAAGCTGAGATCAAAGCTATCTTTGACGACTTCATGATGCAGACCATGGACCAGGAAGGTAGGGCCATGAGTCCGCAGGAACAGGCGGAAACGATGGAGATGTTCCAGCAAGAAGGCAGACGCCGGGTATTGCAGGAAGCTCAGAACATAGCGGATCGGATGCGCAGCAAGATACAGGACCAGTTTGCCCAAGGCGGGTGGGGTGAGTCGTTCACAGATTTTATTTCAGACCTGGTCACATTCCCAATAGCGCTCATCAAAGGCCCGGTAGTTCGCCGTCAGCGGATATTGGGGTGGGGTAAAGACGAGACAGGTAAGCACATAGCCGAGGCATCAGAAGAGATTGCTCCTGAGTTCGAGCGGGTTGATCCGTTCAGGTTCTATCCGGAACCGGGGATTACAAAGATCAACGACGGGTATTGCTTTGAGCACCACCCGCTGACACGCACCATGCTCGCGGACCTCATTGGGGTGCCCGGGTATGACGAAGATGCTATACGGTCTATACTGCGTGAAGGCCCGGTGGCTACATCCTGGGTCACACCCATGGAAGACTTGGCAAAGGAAACCCAGGAACGTAAGTTCGGAGTGGCATACAGGCCGACTGATATGTACGACGCACTGGAGTTCTGGGGTAAAGTCTCTGGCAGCATGTTGCAGGAGTGGGGGCTTACAGAAGAGGAAGTTCCCGACCCAGCCAAAGAGTATGACGCGAACGTCTGGGTTGTTGGGAACTATATAATCAAAGCAGTTCTGAACTACGACCCACTTGGTGAGAAACCATATTCAAAAACATCATTTATTAAATGCCCCGGAGCTTTCTGGGGTAAAGGCATTCCAGAAATCATCAGCGATTTGCAAGACGTCTGCAACGCCGCCGCAAGATCTCTGGTAAACAATATGGGCATTGCTTCAGGGCCGCAGGTCGAGGTTAATGTCGAACGGTTGCCACCGAACGAGCCTATCACGTCGATGTTCCCGTGGAAGATATGGCAGGTGCTTAATGACCCTGCTGGATCAAGTGCTCCAGCCATCAGGTTTGACCAACCAAAAGATATATCCTCAACACTCATGGCTGTGTACGACAGGTTCAGTAAGCTGGCCGATGAGCACTCTGGCATACCAGCCTATCTGTACGGAGACCTGAATGTTCAGGGCGCCGGACGGACATCGTCCGGGCTGTCAATGCTGATGGGTTCAGCTGGTAAAGCAATCCGGCAGGTTGTGATGCACATCGACTCGGATGTTATAATGCTGATGTTGCAGCGCATGTATGTGTACAACATGCGGTACTGTGAAGATGAAGATGTAAAAGGTGATCTGCAAGTTGTTGCCAGAGGAGCTATAAACCTGGCGACTAAAGAGACAATGAATGTCCGTAGACTGGAGTTCTTGAACGCTACGGCTAATCCGATAGACTCCGAGATCATGGGGATAGATGGCCGCTCGGCACTGCTTCGTGAGGTGGCTAAAGGACTGCAGCTCCCAACTGATGAGGTCGTTCCGGCCCGGGAGAAAGCCGCGGTCCAAAGCAGACTGAAGGCCGCTGTCGAGGCACAGCAACCACAACAACCGCAAGCGCTTGACCCAGCGGGTAGTCCGAAAGGTGGTATGGAAGCGAACACGGTTCAGAATAGATCGGCTCAAGGAGTATCCCCGTAATGTTTAGATTATTGATAGTGTGGCTGATGATAGCCATAATGGCAGCGATCACGGCAACACTGGTAGTGAACCATGCGTTCGCGGCACAATCTCGGTACGCAGTTGCAAAGTCCATGATCGGCCTGAAAGAAGGCACTTCCAAAGCAAACAAGCTAATGGGCGTGAACACAAGAGCGACACCTTGGTGTGGGTATTTTGTCAAGGCAACACTTCGCCCTGGTAGAAAACCACCGACAAACTTTGCAAGCGGTGCTGGATGGACAAGCTGGGGAACGCCTGTCAAACTGTCCAGCATAGCCAAAGGCGATGTTGTCACGGTGTATTCAGCGCCTGCCCGTTCAAAGCGTCACGTAGGGGTGTACTCACACAAGCAGGGTGGCAAGGTATGCCTGATATCCGGCAATTCAAAAAATGCAGTGCGCGTTGGGTGTTACCCGGCAAGCAGGGTTAAGGCAATACGCAGATGAGACAACTCACTGAACCTGAAATTGACGATTTTATAGCGTTAGGTAAATCGCATCCGTATGTATTGGCATTCTTGCAGGAATGGTATATGGATGAATTAACGAAGCTGCCCGCAGCTTTGGATAATGTGGCACTAAAGCAAGGCCGGTGTCAGGTTATAAAGGAGGTTCTTCGTTATGTAGAACCACCAAAAAGGTCTTAGGGTGCTAAAACCACCACAACTCTACGCAGACCATGAAGGAGCGTAAAAATGGCAGTACCACAGCAGATCAGGGACCAGTCAGCCGCGGCGGATAAATTCTATGCAGACTTAGCTTTAGAGCAAGATGCTGAACCAACCGCAGCAGATGACACAAAAGCAAAGGCAGACGCGAAAGCAGCCGATGCGAAGGTAGCAGCTCCTGAACCAGCTGACAAAGGAACTATCCCCGCGAGTGAGCATGGTAGGGATAGTGAAGGTATTCAGCATAAATACGATACCTTACAAGGCATTCACACAGCGCAGATGAGGCAGAAACAAGCCGATATAGATACGTTGAATGACCGGGTGAGGGGTATGGAACAGCTTCTGGCTAATCCAGTGTATGCTGCGAAACCTGCAGGCCAAGAAAACTCTCAGCCTCTTGTCACAGAAGCTGAGATCGAAGAGTACGGATCGGAAACTGTGGATATGTTACGCCGCGTTTCTCGTGAAGAAACCAGAGTGCTCGCTGCAAAAGTTAATAACCTTGAAGCAGCGGTCAGACAGTTCATGAACAATGTCAACACATCAGTTGTCCCTCAGATGCAGCAGGTTGCTCGCAGCCAAACGCAGTCGCAGGATCAATCGTTCAAGAACGAATTGTCAACTATGGTCCCTAACTGGAAGTCGATCAATGACAACAATGGTTTCAAATCATGGTTGTTAGCGGTTGACCCTATGATGGGTGTCACACGTCAGTCCGCACTTGAAGCAGCGCACAAACAATTTGACACATCGCGCGTTGCATCGTTCTTCACCACTTGGGCAGCCCTTAATGGTACAGATACCAACGTCGATGCTCTGGCCGACAAATCCCAAAAAGCAGCTGGTTCAGAGCTGGAGAGGCAAATAGCGCCGGGACGTTCCCGCAGTGCAGCAGCTCCATCAAACGATCAAGCTAAGGTGTACACTCCAGAGGACATCGCCAAGTTTTATGACGATGTGCGTAAGGGTAAATATACATCGAGGAAGGATGAACGCGCGGCCATTGAACGTGATATTTTTACCAACCAAGCTCGGGCAGCAGCCCGGTAAGCGCTAATCCAGGAGTTGAAAAATGGTTTATCCAGTATCCACAGGTGCCCCGCAATACAGTGGCACATTCATCCCAGAACTCTGGTCAGGGAAGCTCACTGAGCAGTTCTATGACGTATCAGTTCTGCCGCAAATCTCAAACACCGACCATGAAGGTATAATCAAAAAGTATGGTGACACGGTTAATATCCGCACCACACCTACGATCACCATTCGTAACTACGTGAAGGGGCAACCTCTTGAGGTCGAAAACCCAGAGTCCCCTAAAATCCAGCTGCTTATTGATAAAGGCAAGTACTTTAACTGTCATGAAGATGCTGTGGACAAAGTGCAGTCTGATATTGATATGATGAACATATGGGCGAAAGACGCTTCTGAACAGATGAAAATTCTCATCGACAGAGATGTACTTGCAAACATCGTCACTGAAGTTTCAGCGTTCAACGAAGGCGCCACAGCCGGTCGTATCTCAGGGGATATCAACCTCGGAGTCACCAGCACCCCAGTAGTGCTAACCAAGACAAACATCTTGGACTACATCGTTGATATGGGCACAGTGTTGGACGAGGCTAATTGTCCAGAAAGTGACCGCTACTTGTTGCTACCAGCAAAAGCTGTTGGCCTCATCAAGAAGAGTGACCTGAAAGACGCTTCATTGGCGGGCGACAGCAGCTCCATCATGCGTAATGGCCGGATTGGTATGATTGATCGTTTCATGATCTACTCAACACACAATCTACCAACAGTAAATGGTGAGACTGACATTGTTGCAGGCCATAAAATGGGCTTCACTTTTGCATCCCAGATGACTGAGATGGACACGCTGAAATCAACAACCACTTTTGGTATGTTGATGCGCGGTCTACAGGTCTATGGCTACAAAACAGTCAAGCCTGAAGCATTGGCCCACGGCGTTATCTCGCTGTAATGGACAACGGGTGCAGGGTCTAGACCCTGCACTTTTCTCGCATCGTAACTGATGCAAACGCAAACACTTATATGAGGAAAAGTCATTATGGCTACATATACAGACTCCCTGGGCTTTAACAAAGGTTCGTCAACCTTTCATGAAAAGGGCCTACACAGAACTAACATGGTGTCCGTCACTTTGGACATTGATAATATCGTTGCTGCTCGGCTGGCAGCTGGTGCTACAGCACTAGCCGCTACTGACAAACTCGCGGTTATCCCACTCCAGGCAAAAACATATGTGATTGTCGGTGGTGTTGATATAACCACTGCGTCAGGAGTAACATCGACCATCGACATTGGTAGCACTGACGTTGATGGTTATGTTGATGGCGCAGACTGCACAGCGGTAGCAAGCACAGCGAAAGCTTCTGGCTACACAGCAGGTGTATACAACGGTGCTGCGGATACGATCAACGTGTTGTTCAACACAGCGATCCCGACAGGTATGGTTGCGCGGGTTTGGGCGCTAGTGGCAGACTGCCGCTAAACGAACCTAACATAATAAACGTGGGGGCACGCTCCCACGTTTTCACATCATAATGAGGAGTGATAAAATGATTAGCCCTACACGCATGTTTTACCGTCACAAAGATAAAGGCACTATCTTTAATCTTTGCCCGCAGCACGCAGTGAACCCACTGCTGGAGCTGGTTACTGCAGTTGAAGCATTCCCGGAACAGTTTACCCCGAAGAGTATCAAAGGGCGCAAGAGCCGTGTGAGTGTGTATACTGAGGACATCCCAGAAACACAGGCTCCGCGCAAAGGCAAAGCCGCGCTCGAAGCTGAGGCATCTAAAGGATTGTGATAGTTGACCCCCGCAGAAATCATCACAGCAGTTCGTGAGTTATGCCACGACACAGACACAGACACAGCGCTTCAGCGCTTTGAAGATGATGCGCTATTGGGGTTTGTCAACCAGACGCTAAAACGTATGGCGCTGATGCGCCCGGATCTATTTGCCTATGTTGGCGCGATACCATGCACTGACGGTGAGGTTGTTCACACTGCCCCGGCAGACTCAATACGGATCATGGAGATATTCCGCATACAAGGTGGTAACGCTGTCCGCGAAACAAACCGCGAAGTGCTGGATCAATCAGTACCAAGC